GGCCCCTTTACAAAGAAATGAGAATGTAATATATGGATAAATTCAAACAAATTTTTAGCGGACTCACTATAGCTTATGGACAATATCAGCCCGGTGACAGAGGAGAAAATGGTAAACAAACAGGCAAAGCCTTTATTGTACGTAAACCCGTTACAGACGAACTCTGGAAAGACCATCTTGATGGAAAAGGACCAGCCCTTGGAATTATCCCTATCACAGAAAATAATGATTGTAGGTGGGGGTGCATTGATATTGACGAATATAACTTTGATCATACTAGCCTCGTTAAAAGTATTAGGAACCTTAACCTCCCATTAATAGTCTGCCGATCTAAATCTGGTGGAGCTCACGTATTTTTATTTACTAAAGAAAATATACCTGCATCTTTGATGCAATCAAAATTAAAACAAATGTCTATTATTCTGGGCTATGAAGGTTCAGAAATTTTTCCAAAACAAACAGAAATTTTAGTGGATCGTGGGGACACTGGAAACTTTTTAAACTTACCCTACTTTAATCAAATGAAAGGATTGCGTTATGCTATCAACGATAATGGCGCCGGTTGTACACTTGAGGAATTTTATAAGCTCTATGATGTTTACAGTTGCACAAAAGAAGCCGTTGAAGAAATTAAAACGGAAGAAAAAAAAATAGAAGAAGCATTTCCTGGTGGTCCTCCTTGTTTAAATAAACTAGCATCAATTGGTTTTGGGGAGGGCTCACGGAATAATGCATTATTTAATATTGCAGTTTATTACAAACAATCTCATCCAGATACTTGGGAAGATAAAATTGTTGAAGCTAACATGGAATATATGGAACCACCATTAAGTAATAGTGAGGTTCAACAATTAATTAAATCAGTAAATAGAAAAGGATATGATAAATATAGATGTAAAGACGCACCTATTAATGCAGTATGTCAAGCTGGATTATGTAGAACAAAAAGATTTGGTGTAGGTTATGGAGAAGAAGAAATGCCAATTCTTGGAAGTCTTACAAAATATACTTCTACACCACCACAATGGTTTTTAAATGTAGATAAAGTTAGAATAGAATTAAAAACAGAACAATTATATAGTTCACCTTTATTTGCTTTGGCATGTTTAGATCAAGCAAATTTAGTAGTACCTGTACCTAAACCTAAAGATTGGAAACAACATTTTTTAAAACCTTTAATGCAAAACTTACAAGAAGTAGAACCATTAGAGTCTTTGAATCCTACTAACGAAATTATTGGGCTTCTACAAGATTGGACAACCAATAGACAATCAGCAAGAACTTTAGATGATATCTTTAATAAGTTACCATACACAGATGAGAATAGAGAATTTACTTATTTTAGAATGGAAGATTTTTATAGTTTTTTAAAAAAAAATAATTGGGATATGGATAAAATTAAAACAGGAAATTTAATTAAAAGATTAGATGATATTTTTATAGAAGAAACAAGAATTAGAGTTAAATCTCAACAGCCTAGAGTTGTTAAAATTAAAACTATGAAAAAAATAGAACCAGCAATATCTAAGGTTGAGTATCAACAGGAAGATTTTTAATGAAATATTCTAGAGATGTGGGTGTGAATTGGCATTTAAGATTTAGACAAATAATAAAAGATTTAACAGATGAATTAGAAGTAACACAAATACAATTAGCAATAGCCGAAAGGAAATTAAAGAAATATGAAAACAATAATACTAGGACCACCAGGAACCGGAAAAACCACAACGTTGTTAAACTTAGTGGACGAATTTCTAAAAGATGGGATAAGGCCTAGGCAAATAGGCTACTTTTCTTTTACAAAGAAAGCTGCAAATGAAGCAGCTACTAGAGCTGCAGATAAATTTGGATTAGATATAGATAACGATCTTCCTTTTTTTAGAACTTTACATTCCTATGCATTTAATCAATTAGGTATGACTAAAGAAAAAATGATGAAGGTAGAGGACTATAAAGAATTTGGTCAAAAATGTGGCATACCTATTAAGACAGCAAAATTTTCAAATGAGGATGGTACTTTTAATTCAGATAATGAGTACCTTACCATAATAAATACTGCTGCAGTTAAGCGTATGGACTTGTTAGAATATTATGATTCAAGAAAAAATATATTAGATATAGAAAGAAACACATTATTTTTATTAGCAGAAGAATTAAAAAGATTTAAGAAAGAAAAAAATTTAAAAGACTTTAATGATTTAATAGAAGATTTTTTATTAAAAGAAACCATGAATAAATTTGAAGCTTTGTTTATAGATGAAGCACAAGACTTATCATTACTGCAGTGGGAAATGGTAAGAAAGATCTGGAGTCGTGCGGAAAAAACTTACATAGCGGGTGATGATGACCAGGCTATATTTAAATGGGCTGGTGCGGATGTAGATCACTTCATAGCTTTGAAAGAAGAAGTAAACGACATTAAGGTTTTAGATCAATCTTACAGGATTCCTGGTGGGCCCATTCATGAATTATCACAAAAGATAATAAGTAAAGTACAAAATAGATTTGATAAGGAATACAAACCTAGAGAACAAATTGGAATTTTAAAAAGATATTCTGACATTACCCAGGTCGATATGAGTGAAGGAGATTGGTTAGTTTTATCTTCAGCTAATTATTTTTTAGAAGATGCTAAAGATTTATGTGAAACACAAGGTTGGTACTATCAATATAAAGGAATGAATTCTGTAAGTTTAAAATTATTATTAGCTTTAAATAACTGGGAAGCTTGGCGTAAAGGTGAAAAATTAAATCATTTAGAAATTAAAAATATTTATCAGTATCTTGGATCAAATGTTTTAGTGGGATTCCAGAAGGGAAAAACTTTGCATTCGGACGCGAAGTATACATTAAAAGAGTGTGAAGAGCAACATGGATTATTAATAGATAAAGTTTGGTTTGAATCTTTTGAAGGATTGGACCCAATAACAGAACTTTACATTCGTAATATGAGGGCGAATGGCGAAAGAATAAATAAAAATCCTCGTATAATAATGTCAACCATACACGCAGCCAAAGGAGGAGAAGCCGATAATGTTTTATTAATGCAGGATTTAACTAACGCAGCGTTAGAAACTTTTAGTCATGATCCGGATGAATTACATAGATTATTTTACACTGGAGCGACGAGAGCGAAGCGTGAATTGCACGTGTTAGATCCTAAAAATTTTGATCGAGCTTATATATTATGAAATCATTAAAAAAACAAATTGGAGGATCTCATTACCAAAATTTTAAAATTCAACCTGCTGAATTTATTAACAAAAATAAGTTGCTTTTTGCGGAGGGAAACGCTATTAAGTATATATGTAGGCACTCTCATAAGGGAGGCATACAAGATATAGATAAAGCAATACACTATTTAGAAATGGTGAAGGAGAGAGACTACAAGTGAGAAGCACACAAATACCTTTATTTACTCCCGATACAGAATGGGTTATGCCAGAAGAATTAAAAGATCTTCGAGGACATAAAGAAATAGCAATCGATTTAGAAACTAATGATCCCTATCTTACAGAGCTAGGATCAGGAAATGTTACTGGAAAAGGACACATTGCCGGCATTGCGGTGGCCGTAGAGGGCTGGTCTGGGTATTTTCCGATACATCATGAGCAAGGTGGTAATTTAGATAAAAATTTAGTTTATTCATGGCTAAAAGATATTTTTAATCAACCAGATACTACCTTTATATTTCATAATGCAATGTATGATGTGTGTTGGTTAAGGTCAGCTGGGTTAGAAGTTAAAGGTAAAATAGTTGATACAATGATTGCAGCTTCATTGATTGATGAAAATAGAATGTCATATCAATTAAATACTTTAGCAAGACATTATGTTGGTCTAGGTAAAGATGAAAAAATTTTAGTTGAGGCAGCAAAAGATTATGGATTAGATCCTAAAAAAGATTTATGGAGGCTACCTGCTTTATTTGTGGGACAATATGCTGAACGGGATGCGGAAGCTACATTAAAACTTTGGAAAAGATTAGAGACAGAATTATATCAACAAGAACTTTGGGATATTTTTAATTTAGAAATTAAATTATTTCCTTGTCTAGTAGACATGAGATTCAAAGGAGTAAGAGTTGATTTAGAAAAAGCCGACAACATTAAAAAAGATTTAATGAATCGCGAGGCGAAAATTGTTAGTAGAATAAAAGAATTAACTGGTGTGGATGTAGAAATTCATGCGGCAAGATCAATTGCTGTAGCCTTTGATAAGTTACAACTTCCTTATGATAGAACAGAAAAAAGTAAAGAACCTAGTTTTACT